TCGGCAGGCGATTTGCCAGGCGCTGTCATTGCTCCAAAGTTAGACGATATAGGAGCCATCTTAATCTTCTCACGAATACGGTCTGCTATTGCAGTCGTACCGGTTACATGCCCAAGCCCTGGCACCTTTGGACCAAACAGGGAGTTAAATTGATCGTCTCTGTCTTTGTCACTTATTTGCGCTGTGTTGCCACCTAGTCGAGCAAAGTTAGCTAAATTGCCTTGAATAAGTGAATAAACTAACTCTGCCTCTGACCCAGGTATACGGCGCTTAAATTCAAACTCTGGAGCAGTCATGTTGAGCGACTCAACTCTGTCGGCTATGTTTCCAGCCATTTGCGAATATCGTGCTATTTGCTGATCCTGTTTTTTAACATCTGGATCAATCCCACTAGTTGGTATTCGCTTTGCTTGCTCAAGAGCTATTAAATCTTCTAGTTTTCTTTGCGCTTGTTTTCGCCCCAAATCGCTAAGTTCAAACTCAGCCTGTTGATTCCTTTTGTTTTGTTCTTCGATTAAGCCTATATCCGCAAGAGCTTTACGTTTGAGCATCTCCTGATTAATAAGCTGATCCGTCAATTGAGATTGCGTCTGAAGTTGAGTATTTAGTCCTAACAACCGAGACTGCATTTCCACATCTGGCGCTGACTGAGCAATTTGCAATCGTGCTTCTGGCGTTGTCGCTTGCAATAATTTTAATCCAAGCTGGTTGGCTGCTATAGAATCTTCAGCGGCCTGTCGTCGTGCCTGAAAGCCAAGCAATCCTTGAAGCAGAGCGCCACCAAAAGCAATGCCAAAATTAGTACCAGCACCCTGATATGGGTTGTAAAGCGTTGGCAGACCAGCGCCGACGGCTTGTGCGCCGAGAGCCCAGTTGTTATCCGTTGGTGAATAATTCAGTCCCGATAATGCTGAATATAAATCTCCACCTGCCATAATACCTCTTATCTACCGTATCTGTTAATCTGATCGTTGGCCGCCGCTTCTTCCGCTGGATTTGTGCTAGGACCGCCACGACCTCTTCTTTGGTCTTGTTGCAATCTCATTTGATTTTCAAATGCTTGTCGATTTAACACTTGTTGATTTTCAAACTGCTGTTGCGTTTGCTGAGTCTGGAATTGATTTTGCATCCCAAGCTGTTGTCCTGCGTATTGATTCTGCATACCCGCTTGCAATGGGCCTGAGATTGCAGGGAACATTTCAAATGGCATCCGAGCAAGTCCAGTAGCCTGATTGTAAAACTGCTGCTGCCGCTGGTCTGTAAGCTGTTCTGCCGTTCCCATTGCTTCCTGGCGAGCCCTGTCTTGTCGGTCGTTCATGTCACGAACCATTGCTTGCGCTGCTGGAGAACTTGGGTCTAAGCCTCGCTCTGCAATTTGCTGTTGAATGTCGGTTCTTTCGTCAGCAAACGCTTGCTCATTACGACGGTTAAACTGATCCATGTACGAATTACGAACACGATCCATTTGTGCGTTATACTCAGGATTGTATTCGCTTTGAACGGTATTCGGATCAAAGTTTTGAAACCTGTTTGTTATGTTTGTATATGCGTCGCCACCTTGCTGCACTGCTCTGTTAGTAATTTCTTCTGGTGTAGGAGGTGCCTTTTGCCCAGGCGTAGTTGGCTTAGGTGGTTTAGTTGGTCCCGTTGGCTTAGTCTGTTTTTTAAACGGGTTATCCTTTGGCGCAACAAATGGTTGTTTTTGCCCAGGAATTACTTTGCCGTAATTGTCTACAAGCATACCGTCAGGGTTTACCCATTTACCCTTATGCTTAAAGTTTCCTCGCTTTGAGGTTGGAGGAAGAGATGGGTCTTTAGCCATTGCGCCTTTTTTATCTTTATTCTTTGCCATAGCTATACTTGTCCACCCATATCGTAACGTATTTCAAATCCTAGTATTTGCATGGTCGAGTCCTTTAGTGAACCACCAAAACGTATAGAGGCCGAGTGGCCTTGTCCCTTGGTGGCGAATCGGTCGTATGTGTACTCCACGCCAGAGGACCACGGCGAGCCCCACGGCGAGCCCCAAGGCGTAAATTGCCCTACTGGGGACGTTGTAGAGGTGACGGCTGTTCCTTGCTTAAAGTCGGTATCAAGACCGATGTTCAAGGCCACGCCACGACGAGTTTTAAGCAGCGGCCTAATGTCCTTAAACGCCTTGTAATTAGAGCGAGACCCAAAAAAGCTGAAGGCACTGCGCCCAGAAAATACAATCGCTTGACTAACACCCCCCGCTACAGCGTCGGCTTGTCCTGTTTCTCCCTGCCAAACAATGCCGGTGCTAGACCCATAAAAAGGCAGCTTGTTGAACACACAGCCAGACAATGCATGTTGATCGCTTGCTAACTGGAACGTGGTCCAACCTTTAGTGTCGATGGCATAGACAAGATATTTGCCCCCGCTTCCAGACGTTGGTAGGTGGATATAAACTCTTCGTCCTTGCGGCCAAAAGAAACCAGTCCATTGGTGGTCAAATGGGAAAACCGCTGACGTTTCAGAGACTAGCGGATTGATTCGATACCCTACAGAGTCAAGAGCTTGCTCAGGGTCGGATTGAAACAAGCTAGAGAGCGGTACAATACCCTGTTCTGTAATAAACCAGATGTCATTGTTGACTCGAACATAAGACCTATAGCCAAGAGGTCTACCGATTATGTATCGAGCTACAAGACCCCATGAACTTGCATCGCCAGCATAGGTGCCGTTGTAAAAGACTACTTCGCCTTCGCTGCTAATTCCCCAAAAGTATTCTTGGCTTGTAGTGCTAGTGGTATTACTAAAACTGCCAACAGCTAATAGAGAGCCGCCACGGGTAAAGACATAGCTCAAATCAAAAGCGGTCAAAGCTGGAGTTCCACCTGTTCCAGTAACCTGAAGGCCGCCGTACCAAAACTTACAACTGTTTTCTTCAACAAAGTATAGTCGCTCTTTGTGAGCATGGACGTTAATCAGCAATGCCGACGAAACGCCTGTAAAAGTTACATCTGAAAATGTGGCGGATATACCATCCCATACTTGAGTGTTATCCGCTCCGTTACATAAGTATATGCGGTTGTTGTAAATGACCGATTGCCATTCACCGCTTGTAGGCGTTGTAGTTCCAGTTCGGTCTGTAACAACACCGCCAGAAGTTACCGAGTAAAGTTTAGTTGTAGTGGCCACAACTAATACACTAGTTCCATCTGCTTTAAACAGCGGAGCCATGAACTTAATAGCGTCTGTAATACCTATGGTTGCAAATTGCTGATAGCCAAGTCGCACCGTAGGAGCATTGTTGCCAGGAAATACATTAACAAGCTCCAAGGCATACTGCGGCTCCATATTGTCGATTGGACTTACTAAGTCTAATCCTCCATACGGTGGCGATGTTGTAAAACCTTGGAACGCCATTTAACTCCTAGCGACCAAATCGGTTGCGGTTTAAGAAATTAGATATTGAGTTTGATTGCTGCATACCCTGCGGCATTTGTTGTGGTTGTCCTGTAGGTCGTGGCGCTGGTTGCATCTGGTTGCGTGGGAATTGTCCGAAACCGTTGCCCATTGGCGCACCTGGCATCCTATTGCCAACGTCGAAATTATTCATCGGAGTGCCAGGCAGCCTATTGCCAACGTCAAAATTATACATTGGCGTGCCAGGCAGTCTGTTACCAACATCAAAGTTATTCATTAATATAGCAGGCACTCTTTTGCCATTATCAAAGTTGTTCATCGGCGTATTTAATTTTCTGTCAGCAAAGTCATACTGTGATGATGGTCCTGGCATGTCGTATTGAGGCATTGGTGCAGAAGGCTGAGATTGCCGCGATTGCTGCAGACGTCCCATCATGTCTTGCATTTGACCTTGCATCCTGGGATCCATGCGTCCAGGTTTTGGCCCAAAGCCTGGCATTTGCTGGTCGTTTGCACCGTTTGTAGCAGCGTCGATTGCCATATCGCCTATTGCTTCGCCCATCATTTGTTGCTGTTGACCAGGTTGCGATGATTGAGTCATTGGCTGTCTGCTACCACCCCTTGGCGGTCCCATTTGAGGCCGTGGAGCTAATGAACGAGCTATGCCTCCACCTCGTGGCGCACCGGTCATTGTCCGTGGATCCATTTGCATTGCAGAACGACGGGCCATAATTATTTCCTCATGTATAAATTAAGCAAATCTCTAATCGACATATTGCCGGTTGGAGCTATCGTTTCCGGCAGTTGAGCAATTGGCGCTGGACCTTTTACTTGATTTTGCTGCGGTGCGGGGGGCGGTGTTGTAGCGGGTGGCGTAACTGCTGGTGGCGCTACTTGAGTTGTAGGCGGCGTTGTTGGAGGCGGTTGAGTGCGCCCTAGTTGGCCTTTATTTGTAATGGCATTAATGTTGGCCATTACATCTTGTTCGTTCTTAGCACCAGAAGTTACGGCATTAACCAGCATGCCCGTGTACTGCTCAGGATTTACTCCCTTTGGGGGGTTGGCGTACATGCTGCGAATAATAGGATCAATTTTATTTACAGCCATTTTTGCCAGTGGATTAGAGAAATCTACATCCCAAGCGTTTCGTGTTGTTTTGCCGTCTGTGTTGGTGTACTTCGTTTTGCCATCAAGTCCGATATTGAACTTAGAGCCGTTAGCAAGCGTGATTTCATAGTTGTCATCGACCACGCCTTTTTCTTTCAAAAACCCACGGAAGTCATCTCGATTAAGCTGAGCATCGGATTTGCCAGTAGTCATGTAATGACCAATGGATTTTTTACCCAAAAGCCGAAGCCCAATGTTTGCCAAAGGCAAAGCTGCTGCGATTGGCAAAAAACCACCAGAGCCTAATATCATTGATAACAATGGAGCATTGTTGACTGCTTGATTTGTCCAATCCGCTCGGTCCCCTTTGCCTCTTAAAATATCTTTACCACCGGTTTCATACATATTGTTTAATGTAATTGCGGCAGCAATCGCTGGCAAAGCGTATGAACCAGCAGCGCCTAGTGAACTACTTGAGCCGGTTCCAGTGCCACCTACAGTTTTTGCACCAAGTAATTTTGGAGTAGCTACGCTTGTTCCTACCTTGGCGGCTCCAGCTCCAGCTCCAGCAGTTCCTGCACCAGCCCCCGCCGTTCCTGCACCAGCACTTCCAGAACCGAACAAGCCACCAAGGTTTGGAAATCCTCGCATAATTTCGCTTGTCAAAAGAAGGCCGCTTATGTTGCCTCCCATTTGAGCAAGCTGGTTCATTTGCTCGTCCTTGGCTTTGTCTTTATCAGTCTTTGGTGGCCCAAATCGCTCTTCTACCATTTGAACCGCTTGCAATGGCTGGATGCCTTGTGAACGTAGGAACAAGTAATAAGCTCGTGGACTGTCTTTTGCTGCTGCTGGTTCGTAGGCCATATTAAATCCAAGTACCAAATACTGCTACACCGTTTCGAGCAAACATTGGATCACGCATGTGACCTCCTGCATAAAGCACTTTACCGTTACGGTCACGACTAAACTCTTCATTAAGCTGTTGCTCAAATCGAGGCCGGATACTGTCTAAGCCATGAATTTCAGCAAACCGCTCTAACACACCCTGCTCCAATAACTTCTCTTGAAAAATACTTACGTCTGTATTGGCCAAGAATTGATTGTAAGCCCCGTTGTAGTAGGCCCATGTGACACCACCATCAGATACGCTTCCGCTCGTGTGCGTTGGCGGCGTGGCTCCTGTAATGCCACCGGCTGTAGTCTGATAGTAGTTGCCGTTACGGAAGCAGTAAGAGTTAGCAGCAAATGCGGTAGCGGTAGTCCAAGTAACCGGCCTAACGCTTCTGTCTGCGATGTATTCAAAGATAATAGTGTTGTTGTTGTATTGCGTCCCAGGTGTTGGGCTAATCAACAATTCGCTATTAGTAATGCCTCGAATCTGAAATCGTTGGTATACGGTCGTATTCAGACCAAAGCCAAGAAACTCTGCATACTCTTGCGGCGTCATCGGACCAAGCACCCGCCATCGAGTGTTTTGATTCCAGAACGTGTCGTAGTGATAGTAAGAAAAAGACGCTGGCAACTGATACGATGCCTGACCAGTCACCAGCGTAATTGAGCCCGATGCGTAACATTTAGGCCAAGGATACGCTTCAAATATGTCACGGTTAATTCTGTTGGCGATTGCAAGAAGCTGTTTAGTCGTAACTTCAGTGGAAGCAACCACGTTAGTTTCGACTGTATAGCCAGCTTCATCCGCTACATTTTGAATAACCGTGGCTATACTCATGCTTTACGTGGCCTCCCTCGTCGCCTTACTTCCTGATCCTCTAGACGCTCCTCTTGAGCTTCTATGATGCCCTCTTCAAGGGCCTCGGGTGCTGGGATCACCTCCTTTCGACGGTCACGAAGGTCAATTCCTTCGTTAGCTTCTACTCGTTGAAGTAACAACTCAACCTTATGTTCCAGAGCCTTGCGACGAGCTGTTTCGCCATCAAGCAACTGCTTTAGCTTTACAACCTCATTCTGGTCAGACTTAGCGGCAGCTAACCAATCTTGCGCTAATTTGACAAACTTAGACAATGGTCCAAGTTTACGTTTTACTTCTTCTGCCGCCACTGCAAGTTGCTCTACCGTCTTAAAGCCAAGGTAGTTCAGCTCTCGCATGGCACTGCCGGTCATCATCGGCCACTCAGCGAGTGGAGTTCCTTCCATCACAGGCTCGCTGCCAGCCTTAAAACGAGCGTACATTTCAGGGTAATCCTGCATGTCTTGCGGCTCAATACGACGAACCGTTTCGTCCATTCCAGGCCATTGAATTGAGATAGAAGGAATCTCATCAAAGATGGGACGACCTTCCTGACGGGTTTTTTCTGCGTTCTCGTTATAAGCGTAAAAGAACTTGATATTAGCGCCCGAATACCGCTTCTTCGGCTGCGAGTTCCCTGACATTATAGACTGCCAATCAATCTGTGCCATTTAATCTCCTATAGATACACATAGACTGTGTAGCTATTTTATAGCACTAACCTTCTATAACGACCAACGTGTTAATAGACGACCCAGACGTTTGATAAGCCGTAATTGCTCCGGCAGGTATAAACCCATTATCAAATCGAACTACGTTAGACCCTGCGGTGCTTGGGAGAACGTAACAGAAGTTAGTTGACGTTGCAGTAATGCCGGTCAACGTAGCTCCGTTAAAACTGAGAGCTATATTGGCTGCCGAGTTGTTTTGAATCATTAAGAAATTGCGAAACGGCCTAGCGGCTGCAACTGTCACGCTTGTAGCTGTTGCCATGGTTGGAGTTGTCGTTGTTGTGTTTCCAGCAAAACTTGTCATAGATCACCTAAAAAGTTGGGGGGATTAAATCCCCCCGTTAGTTTACAAAGCCTTGGTAAAC